GAGGTGACACCGAGGACCGAGTCTTCAAACCGGTTGGGCACGTGTTGGGCATGACCCCAGGCCTGTAGCTAGAAAACTTGCTCTGACCTGCAAAAATGATGGTGCGCGATACTGGGATTGAACTTGTACCAGTCTTACGTTTCGAGTAACCGTTCTGAAGTGCATCAACAGGCGTTCTACCTGCTGATGAGCGAAACAGTACCAGCGGACAGCAAAAGACACAAGAGTCCTTGTTCAGACTTGCTTGTTGCATGAAAGTTGCATGAAACTGGGGGCATGCCACCCCGCAGGAAGTTCGGTCGCATCCGCAAGTGTCAGCCGTCCGGTCGGTTCCAAGCCTCCTACACGGGACCAGACGGGCGGCTGTACAAAGCAGAGCGGACGTTCGCCGCCCGTGAAGACGCTGAGGGCTGGCTACATGAGCGGCGCAGGGAGATAGATCGGGAACTGTGGTCATCACCCGCGACCGAGGAACAGAAGAGGACGGCCCAGCGGAAGAGAGCGGGGGAGGAGCTATTCGCGCCGTATGCGCGCCGCTGGCTGGAGAGCCGCACCGTCAAGGGCCGACCACTCAAGCCGCGCACCACGGCGCACTATCGAAGTCTGCTGGACGACTATCTGATTCCGGCGTTCGGCTCAAAACAGGTACGCGATATCACGATGGAATCCGTTGACCGCTGGTACGCGCGGACGCTCAAGGACGCGCCGACCATGCGGGCTCACGCTTACTCACTGCTGAGAACGATCCTCGAAACGGCCCGCACCCGTGACCGAATCATCGAGTCAAACCCGTGCCTGGTGCGCGGTGGCGGGTCGGCCCCCCGGAAGATCAAGCCTCAGCCGGCAACCCTGGAACAGCTCGCAACGGCCACGAACGCGATGCCCGAGAGGCTGCGGTTGATGGTGCCGCTTGCGGCCTTCTGCGCGCTCAGGTTTGGGGAGTTGATCGAGCTGCGCCGCAGCGACATTGACGCCAAGGAAGGCGTGATCCGAATTCGCCGCGCAGCCGTCAGGGTTGATGGGAACTTCGTGGTTGGCGATCCGAAGTCTGAGGCAGGCGCGCGTGACGTCGCCATCCCGCCGCATCTGATGCCGATGGTTGAGAACCACCTCAAGGCGCTGCGCCGTGACGACCTGCTGTTTCCGGCCGCGAGTGGCGGGCATATGCAGCCCTCGACGCTATACCGGCATTGGTACCGGGCACGCGCGGCCGCTGGTCGGGAGGACTTGCGCTGGCACGACCTACGTCACAGCGGCGCGGTTATGGCCGCGCAGACCGGGGCCACCCTCGCCGAACTAATGGCGCGCCTTGGGCATTCGACCCCGCAGGCCGCGATGCACTACCAGCACGCAGCCCAGGGGAGGGACAAGCAGATCGCAGAGGCACTGTCGGCGATGGCTGAAGACGTTTTGTGACCAACGGCATAAGGATTTTTCAGACGACGCCGGTCATCGGGGCAAACATCGAATAGCAGCCCGAAAGGTTAACACCGGGCTTGCCGTGTCGGGGAGAGTTCGCCCGAGAGTGTCGGTGATTTTTGCTCTCATGGACATCGCGGGCCACGAGGTAGCGGGACGGCCATCCCGATGCCACACCGTGGCCCGCGAGCCGATCACAACAACCCGCAGAGGAGTTGCCTTGTCCATGCTAACCGCCGAAGAGGTTGCCGCCGAGCTTGGCGTCTCGATCCGAACCGTCCGCCGATACGCTGCCCGGGGGATTCTCCCCGGCCGCAGGATCGGCCCCCGACTCATCCGCTTCCGTCGTGAAGACGTTGAGGCCCTGAAGGGCGGCACGCTGTGAAGGGCGCGATTGCATACCAGTCCTACGAAGAGCTCCGCGAGCGGGGATTCTCCAAGGGGGAGGTTGACCGCGCGGTCAAGGGCCTACTTCGGGAACATCAGCTCCCCGTGGGAAGCGCACTCGAGAATCGGGTGACGCTACTGCTCCACAAGTTCGGCGCACTGCCCGAGTGCGAACCTCAATACCGCGTCGGCAGGTACCGACTCGATTACGCATGGCCCCGCACGCGGGTGTGCCTCGAAGTCGATGGCCCGCACCATTGGCAACCTGATACCGCTGTCCGTGACCGTATGCGCGACTCGGAGTTGCGCGCGGCCGGATGGCTCACGCTTTGGGTTGACGACCAGGCCGACAACCTTGCGGAGCAAGTCGTCACGGCATTGCAGGTGATTCGCGCCGCCGAGGAGTGGCGCCGCTGACCGCCTAGAAGTCGGCTTCCGTTAACCTGCCGTTCACGATGAAGCATGGCATTATAGCGGAACACCCCTCAATATGAGACATCTTTAGTGTGATCTCCCTCACGTTGGTTTTCCCAAGCATGCAGGTAGAGACGTTTCGGGCTCCGTAAGTCCAGTAATGGTCCACACTCTGGGCCAGAAATCGCCCTCCCGGAGACTCTTGACAGCCGTCAAGAAGCTATTTCCGCAGGTCGGTATTCAACTCCGTATGGAACACATTCGGACCACTATAAAACGGTGGGACCGGGCGCCTTTATCAATTACTCGCATTTATGCAGGTTAAAGGGTGTTTTCCCAATCGAAGTTGCAATCGCTCCCCCACAGCGTAAGGGGGGAGACATTTTCTTCGACCTGCCGATAGTGGGGGAGTAGTAATAATTTCTACGTCACAGCGTCGGGATAACCGCAGATCAAATCGCCGACCCCCAATTCTCCATAGTATGGAGAGGATTGTAGCGCTACCAACTGAATATACGCCACCTCTCGGGCGATAAGGCGAGGGGAGGAAGAGGCTTGGAAGCCAGTGGAAAGGACGCCGGATGATCCGGCAGAAGACAAAGAAATGCCTCTGCGCTATGGCAGGGACGAGAAGCTCGAGGCTGACGCCGACGAACTCCTCGGCGAGAAGTCGAGGAGGTCGGACGACCGACTCACAGAGAAACTCCTATTCGAGGCCGGAATGATCTCAGAAGACGATCTGACGGTCTTTGATCCCGCCGACGACTGGAATACCCAGTGGAGCGCCTACACGCTTTATATGGAGTCCATAGACGGCATTACCCCGTCATTGTGCGGGGAAGGGGATGGGAATGTCCGGGCTCGCGCCCGCGAGGACCCGTCGCTCCCTCCGGGGAAGTGGGGAGTGATCGGAATTGAGGCCCGCAAAAAGCTGACGCGGCGCACTGACGACGAAATGGACTGGGGTTCGACGCACGAAGATATCCCACTCCTCGGCTCGCCCGGTGAGCGTAAGACTTGCGCCTTATGCCAGAGGTCGAAACGACTCGAACAGTTCTCTCTTGACGCCCGAGGAAAGCGCGGTGTCGATAACTGGTGCAGGATGTGCCGCCGCGAACGCATGAGAGAACGCAGACGAAAGAACAGAGAGCAATGAACCATGGGTAAACCCACACCGATCCTACTGAGTCGCCGCCCCGGTGGTGGCGTGCTCATTTGTCAGGGGCGCAGCTACGTCCAGATGAGCCGCGAAGAAGCGGAGCAATTACTGGACGATCTCGACCACCTACTCGACAACGAATAGACCGATAGAACGGAATGGAAATGACATTGGAAAAGATCATGGAGCAACTTTTGCGCCCGATTGAGCAAGTCAAGGTGGACATCGTCGCCGGGCTGGCCCGTGGGATACGGGAGCAGGTCCAGTGCGATTCCCTTGAGTATGCGCTCTACGAGGATGTGGTGCCCCACAGCTTCGCGCAAGCCATTGACGAACTTGTCGAGGCGGGAATTGTCAACCACTACGGATACGCCTCCTCCGGCTGCCGCATCTACGACCTCAGCGAGGACGTGGAGAGGGCGATGGACGAGGCGGTCCAGGATGCCGCTAAGGGGGTGCTGGCATGAGCGAGATGAAGACCGACTTTTCGACCTTGCCGCTCGATGTCATGCAATACATAGTGCGGCTCCGCAAGGAGGCCGCGCACTATCGCCTTCAGCGTGACGGTGCACGAAAAGAAGCTGAGGAACTCCGCGCCCAATTGGGCAAATAACCCGATGCGCTCACCCCAGGAGGGAGGCGCTCAATCCACGAAGGAAAACAATGGCCAAGCCACCACCATTCTTTATCCAGTTGCTGAACGCCCTGGATGGATCTGACCTATCGGTCAATGCGCGAGCCGTACTGGTTGCCCAGTTCAAGTTCGCCACCCATGCCACGGGGCGCGACTCCCGTCCCAGTGAGGCGCGGTTGATGGAGTTCCTCGGGCCAGATATGAGTCAGTCCAGGTTGCGGCGCGCCCGCAAGGAACTCCGAGACAAGGGCTGGCTGATCGAGCGCAAGCGGGGCCACAACGGCAAGACGGAGGACAGCGCGTCGATGTACGACGTCGTCATCCCGCCAGCACGCGTTCCGGCGCGCCCCAAGCCAAAGCGCGCCACGAACAACCCCGGCGGCTACAACGGCCGGAAGAAGAAGTTTGAGGTCACCGGTGACCTGAAGCTTGAGGTCAAATCATCCTCTTTCCCCAGCAAGTTTGAGGTCACCGGTGACCACCTACCAGGGGAACCATTACGAGGGTCTAAAGACCACTCGTTAATGAATGAGGAACAGGAACTGGTCAGCACCGAGGAGTCTCCTCGGGTGCCTGGTCTCTCTTCCGGATCGGCTGACGCCGACCGGGAGGGGGCTGGGGATTCTGTGGCTGGCGTCAAGAGAATGGCCCGCCATCTTCTCGTTGGTTGCGACGCTTGCAGAAAGACGCTGGATAGCGAGTGCCGCGTGACCGCCGATAACCGTTGGTTCTGCATAGGTTGCTGGTCGGACCCTTTCGGTAGCGACCAGATTTTCAGGATCGAGGTTGTTGACGTCCTGGTGAGCGAACCGGCCGTAAAGGGCGATCCATGGGCTGGTAATCCCGAGGAAGTGCCCGGTGACCCTGTGGTCGGCCAAGAGCAGAGTTCCGCCCGCCGCTCGCCCGACGGTCTCGTTGACGACGACTATCTGAGCGCGGTGATGTCCGAGAACGTAGAGATCTGCGACATCCCAGAGTCGGACGCATGGGAGTCCTACGAGGCCCCAGAGGACCCATGGGTGGCCGCCTAGCCAACTACCCGCCAAACGCATAAACGTCGCCCTGGGCCCCTTATGCGGGCCCGGGAATGCGGCACCTAATCCAACCAACCCCGAGGGAAATTCCCCGGGGTTTTTTCATGCCAATTTTCAGAAAGGACACGAGACAGGAAAATGGCAATTACTTACTTCCCCGTGGTTGGGGAAATCATCGCGGTTATCGCAGACCGCTCGAATGACGATGACGGCACACCTACCGAGCAGCCCGTCAGCTCGCTCGTGACCTTCACCCCGAGCGTCAAAGAGGTCCGCTTCGAGGGCCAGATCGTTCGGCTCAGGCCGATCACCGCCCGCACCGAAGAGGACGGCGTCCTCAAGACCATCGACGGCAACCAGGTCGAACTGGCTGCCAACTGCTTCGGCCTGGACGAGTTGAGCTACTTGGTCGAGTTCAGCAAGGCCACGATCGACGGCGAGCGCGACCAGCGGATCGACCCCTTCCGCTTCTTGGCCCCGGAGGACGACACCGAGATCGACCTCGCCACGGTCGAGCGGAGGGCCATCTGATGAAGACGGCAATGACGATCCGCGAACGCTTGCTCTCCAACATCAAGGAAGAGGCTCACCCGCGCCTGCCCGACCCTTGCTGGGTTTGGACCCTGTCGCTCAACAGCTACGGATATGGACAGGCCTTCTGGGGTGGTAAGAACATCGCCGCCCACATCCGGTCCTACCGGGAGTTCGTCGGCGAGATTCCCCAGGGGATGCAGGTGGATCACCTGTGCCATCGACGCGACTGCATCAACCCGGCGCACTTGCGGGCTGCCAGCCGCGCTGTCAACGCTGCAAACCGCAAGGGCCCGACCCGCTCCAATAAGCTCGGCGTCCGCGGCGTCCATGAGACACCTGAAGGCACCTTCAGGGCTCAGGTATGGGCCGGAGGGCGCAAGGTGTTCCAGCGCAGCTTCAAGACCATCGCAGAGGCCGAGGCCGCGGTGATCGAGGCGAGGCGCATCCACCTCCCCGGGAGCGTGCTGTAGATGGTGTGGGAGCGCGGAAGAGAGTCCAGCAAGATCCCGGCGCGAGTGAAAGCCTTCGTTCGGGCGCGGGACAAGGTATGCCAACTCGGTTATCCAGATATTTGTACGGGCTCCATAGATGAGATTGACCATATCGTCGGGATTGCGGAGCTACGCGTGGAGCGTAAGCATGCGAATGACGCGAGCAACTTAAGAGGGGTATGCGTTCCATGCCATAAACGGCGTACCCAAGAGCAAAGTATGGCCGGCCGAAGGAAGCACCTACGCCCGCCGCCCCCGCCACCTGGATTGGCGAAATGAAGAGCGACTTTGTCGGCCAGTCGGTTCCGACGAATTTATGCCATTGCCAGCAGTGGGACTGCGAAGCCTGCACCTGGTGGCTAGACGACGAGGATTAGATGTTCACCAAAGAATTGACGGTAACCACCCCGATCACCCCGGACATGTCCGAGCAGAAGATCGAAGAACTGCGGTGGTACACCCGTGAGAGTTTCGAGAAGCGTGCAGCCGATCTTGGTTTGACGCTGATCGACTATCGAGAGATCGACGTTCCCGCGAAGGAGCTTCCACCAAAAACTGTTGGACTGTTCCCCGAAAAAACTCGGTGGATCCGCTTCGTGGGCGTCGGTCGCTACTCGCCTGAAGTCGAGGCGATCTTGGAACAACGGCAGGGAATCGTCAACGAATGATCGCCATCGGCATTGTTGCCCACCCGGCACGGGAGGCAATGGCCGAGAAGCTCGCACAGGCGGTGGACGCAGACATCGTGATGGTGGACGGCGCTGGTATGGGCTGTACCCCGAACCACATTGCGACATGGCGCGCTACCGCCGAGAGGGGACAGGGGTGGACCCTCATTCTCGAGGATGACGCCATCCCCGTCCACGGGTTCCGGGAGCAGCTGAGCCTGGCACTGGCGGCTGCCCCGGACCCGGTCGCATCCATGTACCTCGGCCGGAGGATGCCCCCTCAGTTCCAGGCACGTATCGGTGCTGCGGTCCAGCTGGCGGAAAGACAGAGCGCCTGCTGGATTCGCTCCGTGGAAGGTCTTCATGCCGTGGCACTCTGCATGAAGACTGACCTCGTAGAGGACTTCCTGGCCCGCCGCCACCCGCAGCTCCCCATCGACCAAGCCGTTGGGCGATGGGCCCGGGGCCGAGGACTTCAAATCAGTTACTCGGTTCCTTCCATCGTCCAACATGCCGACCCGCCCACCCTGGTGAGCCACCCAGACGGAATCCCCCGCAGACCGGGCCGCGTGGCCTGGCGCTTGGGGACACGAGACGAATGGACGAGCGACTACGTCCAACTGTAAGGACATGAAATGATCGGAGTGGCCATCTCCACCCGCAACCGCAGGGACACCCTGTTGGAAGCACTCAAACATTGGACCCAACACCTCCCCGAGGGTGCGGCTCTCGTCGTGGTCGATGACCACAGCGAGCAGCCCTTCACCTCCGACGGGGTCACGGTCATCCGGCACGAAGCCCGCAGGGGCATTGCCGCCACCAAGAATTCGGGTATCGCCGCCCTGATGGATCGCGGCGTCGAGCACCTGTTTCTGGCTGACGACGACACCTGGCCGATCACCGGCGACTGGTGGCGGCCGTACGTTGAGAGCGACGAGAAATACTTCACCTATTGCTGGACCCATTTTGCCAAGGACGGCGCGCCGGTCCCCAAGATGAAGAGCGTTTACCGGGATTCCAAGCTCGTCGCCTACCAGTGGAGCATGGGGTGCCTCCAGTACGTGCACCGCGACGTCATCAACACGGTCGGCGGAGTCAACCCCGCTTTCGGGCTGGCGTTCGAAGAACATGCCGAGTGGGCCAACCGTATTCACAACGCCGGGTTCACCTCGTTCATACACCAGGACCACCCCGACATGAAGGGGCGGATCTACGCCGGGGATGAGCACTACGCCGTCCAGCGGTCCTTCGCCATGCAGTCGAGGAGCTGGAAGCAACGCCTGATTGATAAGAACACCGCTTTGCGGGAGAGCCTGAAGGATTCCACCCAGTTTGTCGAATACCGCTAACGTCGTTCTCACATCATTCTTCACCGGCCACATCGACCCGCAGCGCAAGACCGCCCCAGAGCCCGACTCGAGCCTCATCGCCGACCTCTACCAGTCTGTAAAGGGGCGCTTCGTCCTCTTGCACAACTGTTTCGGGGAATTGCCCTACGAGAACTACCGCGTAGAGGCCCCTCAGATGGCCTACAGGCAGAGGTGGTTGTCGCAATGGCAATGGCTGCGCAACCACCCCGAAGTCGAATGGGCGTGGCTGGTGGATGCCACGGACACCGAGATGCTGCGGGAACCCTGGGAGCACATGCGGCCGGGGATTCTCTACACCGGCTGGGAGCCCGCGAAGGTCGGCATCCCGTGGATTCGGAAGCACTCTTCGAAGGTGCTGGACTGGATCGACAAACACGCCGACGAGCCGTTGCTCAACTGCGGGGTAGTTGGGGGAGACCGGGACACGGTGATGACGCTGTGTCGTCGCATGACCGATCTGTGGGCCGAAACCGGCGCCGAACCGCTCCACGAAATGGCATTTTTCAATATGTCCGCCCGCAAGGCCGAGTACATCACCGGCCCCAGGGTCACGACGACGTTCAAGGCCTTTCAGGACAACGGCCAAGCCTATTTTCGCCATAAGTAGCGATGAGCCACTACGCCAAGGTCGAATTCACCGACTCCCTCATAGTGAAAACCTATCTGCCCGAGGGGGCCGATCGCTTCCATGCTGAGGTCGCCGCCTACACGGCGGTGCCCTGGGCCGCGCCACGCCTGCTGGACGCCGACGAGAGCCAGCTGCGCCTCGTCATCGAGCGCCACATACCCATCCTGTACCTACCGAAAGAAGAGACCGCCCAACTCCGACAACCGCTGTGGGAGTTGGTCACCAGCCTGCACGGGGCAGGCTGGTGGCACAGGGACATCTGTTTGGTCAACGTCGTCGTGGACCACGGACAGCCCCTGCTGATTGATTTTGAGAACGCCACCCCGGCAGTCGGCCCCGTCGCCTACGACCTTTTCGGAGCCGTACGGGCGGGAGTGACGTCGGCGTGGGGGCACCCGTATTCCGTGCATTGGTTCAACGACTGCGGACAGTGCCCAGAAAGATACTGGAGAGACATTGGACATCGAGACCCAGGCCGCAGCTTGGACTGAGATCCGCGAACGATTCACCGGCTGGGTGGAGACACCGAATGGCCCCGGCAGCACGCTGGAAGCCACGCAGAACACCCGTAGGGAACTGCCCGCACTCCTTACCCGCCATAACATCCGAAAGCTTCTGGACGCGCCGTGTGGCGACTGGAACTGGCTCTCGAAGACGGTCCTGCCCAAGGGCCTGTCCTACATCGGTTGGGACATCGACGAGACGTTCATCGCCCGCAACAAAGAGGAGTACGGCAAGCGCGGCCGGAAGTTCGAGAACGCCAACCTGCTGACCGTGGAAGCCATCCCGGAGGTCGACGCAGTGATGTGCCGGGACTTTTTGATCCACTTGCCCAACGAGAACATCCTCGCGCTCCTGGAGAAGTTCCGCGCCGGCGCAAAGTACCTGATCGCCACGCACAGCCCGGGCAAGGGCAACGCCCGCCCATGCCCAGAAGAAGGGCACGACGGCCGCCCCGGCTACTGGTGCCACCGCACCGACCTGGAAGCTGAACCGTTCGGCCTCACCAAGATTGACGGATTCACCGAGTATCGACACTCCGAACTCGCGTTGTTCGAACTTTAGAAAGACACGACATGACCTTCGCCATCGGCGCACTCTTCCTCCTGGCCACCGGAACCGTTTTCGGCATGGTGGTTCAGCGCGACGTTGATCTCGCCGAGATCGCCTCCCTAGAGGCCCAGCTCACGCTCGCCCGCGCCGAGCAGGTAGACCCTCGCCCGTAGAAAGGCTCTCAATTGACTGTCACAGTCTCTGCGGTGCTCCGCGACGCCGGGTCGAACCCCGACAACCGGGGTATCCGATTCACCTCGTTCATCCATGAGTCCGTGGACGGCACAGCCATCATCACGTCGAAGGCCGTCAGCGTCTCTCCGGTTGATGGTGTTGTCTCTGTCGAGCTGGAACCTGGCCCCGCCATGGTGAAGCTCGACGGCAAGTCCTACCAGGTCGTTATCCCTGAAGAGGATTGCGATCTGTGGGACCTGATCGAGGTCGCCGTCACAATCCCTCCGGAGACCCCGCAGGACACGCTGGCCGCAGCGATCGAGGCATACCTGGACGCCTACACCGCGGAGAACCCCTTAACCCAAGGCCCCAAGGGCGAACAAGGCCCGCAAGGCGAGAAGGGTGATCCCGGTGAACAGGGTCCCCAAGGCGAGACTGGACCGCAGGGTGAGAAGGGTGATCCCGGTGAACAGGGCCCGCAGGGCGAGAAGGGCGACCCTGGTGAACAGGGTCCCCAAGGCGAGACTGGACCGCAGGGTGAGAAGGGTGATCCCGGTGAACAGGGCCCGCAGGGCGAGAAGGGCGATCCCGGCGAACAAGGGCCCCAGGGTGAAACCGGCCCCGAGGGGCCCAAAGGCGATACCGGCGAGCAAGGCCCCGAAGGCAAGTCAGCCTACGAGGTGGCCGTCGATAACGGCTTTGAGGGCGACGAGGAGGCCTGGCTCGCCTCCCTGGTAGGACCGGAAGGCCCGCAGGGTGAAACTGGCCCACAGGGCGAGCAGGGCCCACAGGGCGAGGCCGGAGAGCAAGGCCCGCAAGGTGAACAGGGCCCGCAGGGTGAAGAAGGTCCCGCAGGCGCTGATGGGGACTCCCGTGTCGTGATCGTCGCCTCGGAATCGGCCTACAACGCGATCTCGCCGAAAGATCCGACGAAGTTTTACGTCTGGCCGTCCTCATGAGGATCGGCTCAGCAGAATTCGGCGGGGGAGCGATCGGCGACGATCCGCTCGGCGGCATGGCCCTCGGTGACGAGATACTTTGGCCCAACGAGCCGATCCCCGATCCGCCGGTGCATGTGGCATCCGGAACCGTTACTCCGCGCAGCCAAGCCAACGCCGTCCAGGTCCCGATTCCCACGTCGGGCGGTATAGCGGCGGGAACTGTAGACGTGGTGTTCATTGCATTCTCCAGCGCCCTCCCGATTATCACCATGCCGTCCGGAATGAACTTCCTCGGCAAGGTGGAAGGCCATGACGGGGGCGCTCGCAACACCGCCCTGCACGTGTTCTGGCGGAGACCGGTCGCCAGCAGTGGTAACTATTCGTTCACCTTCAACGGTACCTACACCCGCAGGGGTCTAGCGTTTCGGTTCACCGGTTGCGCGACCGAGGGAAATCCGTTCGAGGCCAGCCACTTCCCTCCCTATGGCGATTACTCCGACGCCCCCGCGACCTCGTTGTCCACCGAGGGTGCCAATAGGCTTTTGCTTTGGGCGGCGATGTCCTGGGATACCAATAACATCAACAGGCCCTCGGGGACGACCCAGCTCTACATGACTAGCGGTGACTCTCCCAGCTTGACGGTCGCATACAGGGTGCAGGAGACGGCCGGCGCAACGGGGAGTATCACAAGCAGCACCATCAACGCATCCTCGATCAACGCATGCCTGGCGGCACTGAAACCCGCCTAAACAAGAAGAGGGCCGGGGAGCCTCAACAACGGATAATAGGTTTGTACCACTTCGAGACAAGAAGTCGTATAGCAAGCCAACCGACTCCCCGGCCGACGACATGAAAGAAACGAATGAAGACTTGGATTGTTTGGGCCCATGACGGCGGCCTGGACTTTGAAGAATGCACCAGCAAAGGGGACGCCTTCCTTACCGCGTACGCAATCGGGGAGGGGGGCTACCGGACTCTCTGCTGTATCGAGCAGCCGGACGGCACGATCGTCACCGACGACGAGTTCGACGCTTGGGCCGAGGAGCGGCGCGCCACTACAAAAGAATCCCAGCATCCGCCGCGGCCACCGTACGCCACCATCGCCGTCACCTCACCGCATGGAGAACCCTCCTTCGGGGATGTGTACTACGAGAACTACATGGGGCACTACGAGTACCTGGTGGCACGATTCGGGCCAGACCGGGTGACCATGAAGGTCCACCCTCGGGTCGAGCTGGTTTGGCGGGGACGCTACAAGCTGGTCGCAAGAGTCGATTACAAGCAGCGCCGGATCAACGAATCCCGGGAACACTTCGGCAAGCCGATCCTCCAGTCCGACACCACGTACGAGCCGCGGTTCGAATACGACCGCATCTGGACGGATCGCCTCGGCCAACACCCCTCCGAGATCTTCATGGGTGAACAAATCGACGGAGATCACTGGGAGAGCTGGGGGTCACCCACTAGATCGGTAACCGAGACGGGGGAAAGACATTAGCGACTTCTACGGCGAACTCAAGGTGTTCATCGCCACCCACGACTACTCCGGTCGCAGACTCCCCAAGTCCAGGCACTACCCACTGATCAGCGACGGCCGATACGGCGAGCTGTACGAAGGCGACGCCAACGGTGCACGCGCACTGGCCGCCGATCTCCTCGCGGCAGCCGACGCGTACGACAGGCTGTCGGCCGAACTCCGAGACGCCGAGTAACCCAAGACCCGGGCCTCAACTTGCCAAGGCCCCGAGTCCTGGCGGTGTGAGCGCCACTTCATCGAAGACATCGGCCCCCGGTGACTAAGAGAGTAAGAGAACTCTGACGAATAAGTCAGACTTATGAAAGATGAGAATTTGAAGAACGACTTAACCGAGCTGGAGATGCTTTGGCTCAGGGAGATGCACGGCTGGCCCATGCGGCTCATGATCCCCAGTGTGGAACTCCACGGCATGCACCAATGGGCCGTGGGAGACAAGCGCTGGGACGACGAGGTACTCGCACAATCCGACTGCACCTACTGCCAGGAGGCGCGCGCATGACACCAGGTGAATGGCTCGACCAGACCACCGTCATCAGCCGCGAGGGCGTCCGCATCGGTGAACACCAGGTGCCGGGGCTAATCGCCGAGGGCGGGGTTACCGTCCACGCCAACTTCGACGGCTCTGACTACAACCTCGTCACCGTCCAGCTGTTGGTGGGACGGGTGGAGATAGACGACACCTCCGTGATGCCGGTCAACACGGCCGGGGATCTCACCACGTATGGGACTAAACGATGAGCCCCATGGCTTAAGGAGAACCAGATGAAGCACATCACTGAATGGGTGTGCTTCATCTTCCTCGACCATCAGGTACGCCTGGCATACGTCATCGAGATGACCCGCGATGCCGGGAAAAGCCTGGTCAACAAGGCCCGACACACCGTGGCCTTACACGCAGGTGCCCGTCTGTAAGGGTGTCGAACGCATAAGCCCCTGACCTGCGGATACCCCGGGGTCATGCCCCCCACCTGCGGTTTTGCCGCCGCGGCCGCCCTAGGGCCCGACAGCCAATATGAGTTTCAAACCTTTTGGCGGTTTTTGATTCTTGATTCTTGAATAGAGGTGATTGATGGCTGCCCGCGGTACGAAGCCCACGGCGGGACCGAAACGGTTCACCGGCCAGGCAATGACCGAATGGACCGATGTGGAGAATGTCCCTTTCGAGGACGCTCCCGAATTGCCGCCCCGCGCCCCGCAAGAAGTCCTTATGGACAACGAGCGTCTGATGGTTGCGCGGGAATGGCCCAAAGAAGCTTTGCGCAAATGGCGCGCCTGGTCCCGGATGCCTCACTGCAAATTGTGGGGAGAGACCGATTGGGAATTCGCTTTCGACTGCCTGGAGGTGGCGGCGAAATTCCTGGAGACCTCCGGCGTTGGCCTCGCCACGGAATTGCGCAACCGAGAAAAGCTCCTCGGCACGACGGCTGAGTATCGCCGCGATCTGCGCATCCGCTATGTCGAGCCAGAGCAGAAAGCGAAGCTGACGGTTGTCCGAGACGACTTCAACGATCTCTGAGCTGCCGCCCGGGTACTGGGTTGATCCAGTCACCGGGGCCTGGTGCTCGATCCCCTGGCCGACCGATCCGGCCGAGAAGAAACACCTGATCGAGAACTCCCTCGGGCCCCTGGTGATCCGGTGGGCGGAGAACAACCTTACCGACGAGGAGTTCGAGCAGTTCGGCCCCGGGCTGATCCACCACCTCACTGGCGAGCCCTGGAAGTTCACCCCGGGCCAGAAACGCTTCCTGATCCTGTACTACGCCTACGACGAGAACGGCCGGTACATCTACCGATCGGCCGTGAAGCGTGGCGCGAAAGGCGTCGGCAAGGACCCCGCTGCCGCAGCTCACGGGAACATCGAGCTCGCCGGCCCTTCTCACCTGGTGTGGGACGACGAGCTCGGCTGGACCGGTGTCCCGCACCGCATGCCCCTGGTGCAGGTCGCCTCCAACAGCGAAGCCCAGTCCAAGGACGTCCTCAGAGTCGCCAACGCGATGTGGAGCGACGAGGCTCGCGCCTGGCACGACCTGAACTGTGGCGAGACCCGCACCCTCGTGAGAGGTGGCCGCGGGCGCTTCGAGGTGCTGACCGCTTCAGAGTCGAGCGCCGAAGGTGACCCCGCTTCGTTCATCATCCTGAATGAGGCGCTGGCATTGGACACCCCCGTCCCGACGCCGAATGGGTGGACCACGGTCGGCGACATTGAGGTGGGCGACACCGTCCTCTCTCCCGACGGCCTACCCGTGGCGGTCACCAAGACCACCGAGGTCTTTCATGATCGCCCCTGTTATCGGGTCACGTTCCGAGACGGCGACAGCATTATTGCCGATGCGGGACATCTATGGGCAGCGAAGCGCAGCGGATACCCCGAGCCTGCCAACCCTCTTAGGGTTATGACGACCGAGCAGATGCACGCATCGGGTGTGCGCTGGAAGGTGCCCGTCACCGAGCCTGTGAAGCTGCCGGAGGCAGACCTTCCCATTGACCCGTACGTACTCGGTGCGTGGCTGGGCGACGGATGCAAGAACTCGCTGATGGTTACCACGAGCCTGGCCGATTTGCCCTGGTGGCTGGAGGAATTTGAACGCATTGGTGTACCGACTAGGCATCTTCCCAATCGGTCGCGCGAAACCGGAGAACAGTTTACGTTCGCGGGCGCGGCTCATTCGTGGGATGGTCGCGGTACAGGCATGCGCGCGGCCTTGGTCGAACTCGGAATATACGCCGAGAAGAGCATTCCGGCCGCATACCTTCGGGGCAGCTTGGATCAGCGACTAGCGCTACTGCAAGGGCTTGTCGATACGGATGGCTGTGTCGACAAGAACGGCCGGGTCATTTTCGTAAACACGAATGAGAATCTTGCCAAAGGCGTAGCCGAGCTGGCCCAATCACTGGGGCATATCGTGCACACAAGCGTCGGCGAAGATACCCGCAAGGATTCATATCTCCCCGTCTGGCGGATCGAATGGCAGGGCGACGCTGATCTCCCTTCGGCTCGAATGCCTCGCAAGCGGGAGCGTCTGACGCCCCTCAAGCGCGGGTATCACTGGAGCTATATCACGTCCATCGAGCCCGTCGATTCGGTGCCGGTTAAGTGCATTGGGGTCGACTCCCCGGATCATCTATTCCTCGCCGGCCAGTGGAAGGCCACGCACAACACGCACCACATGCTGGCCTCGAATGGTGGCCATCGCGTGGCTGAGGTGGCACGCCGCAACGTCGGCAAGTCCCCGGAGTCGATCCAGGCGCGCCTGGTGGAGTACACGAACGCTCACAGCATGGGGACTGACTCGATCGCTGAGCAGTCCTTCAACGGCTGGCTCAAGCAGCAGTCGGGCCAGTACGAGAACCTCCTTCAGGACATCTTGTACGACTCGATCGAGGCTGACCCGTCCCTCGACATCAACGATCCCGAGCAGGTGGCCATTGCCCTCCGCCAGGCCTACAGTGACGCCCCCTGGGCCGACCTGCAACGCCTCCGGGCGGAAGTTATGGACCCTCGCCTGAGCCAAGCCCAGGCGATCCGCTTCTACTTAAACGGCCTCGCCTTGCGGGAGGACGCCTGGATGGACCCGCGGTGCTGGGACACGCTCGCCCGGACCCAAGAGGTCGCCGAGGGCGAGAAGATCACGATGTTCCTCGACTGCTCCAAGAGCGAGGACGCGACTGGCCTCGTCGGCGTCAGACTCTCCGATGGCTACACGTTCGTACTGGGGCTGTGGCAGCCGCCGAAGGGCGAACGCGGCAAGACCTACCTAGTGCCCCGCCACGAGGTGGACGCGGCCGTACGCGACGCCATGGACCGGTACAAGGTCATGTGGTTCGGGGTGGACCCGTCCCCGGCCCGCGACGACGAGACCGAGGCCTTGTATTGGGCCGACCTCATCGACCAATGGCACCGGGACTTCAACAAGAAGTTGCCGATGTGGGCTTGCTCGAAGCACTCGGTCAAGTTCGATATGCGCCTCTCTGAACAAGGCGCGGCCGATCGGCTGAAGGCCTTCACCGAAATGGCCGAACAATGCGTCCAGTGGGTGGAAGAAGAATCCGACCAGGAGAATCCTCCGCTCACTCACGACGGCAATCCCGCATTACGCCTTCACGTCCATGCCGCCCGCGCTCGGGCCAACAAGTGGGGCGTCTCCCTGGGCAAAGAATCTCGTGACAGTAAAAAGCTTGTCGATCTCGCCGTGTGCATGGTCGGCGCACAACTAGGCCGCAGGCTAGTGCTGAATAACCCCAAGCTTCGCACTAAGCCCACCGGGCCAAGGAAAGTAGTGGTGACCTGGTGAGTCAATTGATGGCTTTCGGCGCGCTCGGTGCCATTTCCGGCTTGACCGAGGATGAAACCGCAATTCTCAGTGAATTGTGGAAGACGTGGTTGACGAAGCTGCGGAGAAACACCCTCCGCGCGACGTACTACGATCACAAAAACATCCTCAAGGATCTCGGCATCGCCATTCCTCCCCACCTCACGAATATCGAGGCAGCGCTGGGGTGGCCCGCCAAGGCGGTAGATGTGCTGACGCGTCGCTGCAAGTTGGAGCGGTTCACGACCACGGCCGAGGGTGACCCGCTGGGCATCGAGCCCATGCTTCAGGACAACGACTGGGCCATGGTTTTGCCGCAGGTGCTCACCTCGACCTTCGTTCACTCCTGCTCGTTCCTCATGGCGACGCAGGGTGATACGTCGGCCGGTGAGCCGGAGGTCCTGATCTCCACCCAGAGCGCGATGTACGCCTCCGGGCTGTGGGACTACCGCCTGCGCCGCCTCAAGGCCGTGTTCTCGGTGACCAACATGGACCCGATGGGCCGCGTCACCGAGTGGCTGATGTTCCTGCCCCGGATGACCATCCGCGGCGTCTGGGACCGCCACTGGGCGATCCATCGCTACCCGCACACCCTTGACCGTCTGCCGGTGGAGGTGCTGCCGTACGCGCCGCGCCTGGACCGCCCCTTCGGCAAGTCCCGCATCACCCGCTCGGTGATGAGCCTGACCGACAGCGCGCTCCGCACTCTGGTGCGCATGGAGGTCGGCGCGGAGTTCTTCTCCTCGCCGCAGAGATGGATTATGGGCGCGGACGAGAGCATGTTCCAGGACGCCGACGGTAAAAAGGTGTCGCAGTGGACGGCCCTTATCGGACGCATCTGGGCGGCTCCGGTCGATTCGGAGAACCCGGACGCTCCTCTGCCGCAGGTCGGGCAGTTCAACGCCGCCTCGCCGACGCCGCACACCGAGCAGCTGCGCACGCTGGCCGCGATGTTCGCCTCGGAGACGTCTCTTCCGCTGTCGGAGTTGGGCATCGTCCACGAGAACCCGTCTTCGGCCGAGGCGATCGAGGCTGCCGAGCGCTCCCTCATCATCGAGGCCAAGCACACGATGGACACCAGCTTCACACCGCGCCTGGTCCGATTCATGCAGACTTGCCTACAGATCCGCGACGGCTGGGACGAGATGCCCGACGAGGTACGCAATCTCGGGGCCCGCTGGTCCAAGCCGGAGAACCCGCCCGCCTCGGTCGCAACCGACTCGATGGTGAAGCTTCTGGCCGCGGTCCCGCGGCTGGCCGACTCGGATATTCCTTTCGAGATGCTCGATTGGGACGACGCGACGATCAAGCGTGCCCGTGCCGACATGCGCCGTGCGGACACCCGTTCCATCATTCAACGCCTAACCAACGGAGCCGCCAATGGCGATATCGCCAACGGAGCGGCAGTTCCTACTCCGCCAGGTGCAACTGGAAGCGAGCAGGGACCTGCAAACGCTATGGAATCAGGCGGCGAGGCTCTCTGACGTAGAGTTCGCCGCCTTCATCGCAGAGGCATTCCCCGAACTGCTGGACCCGTTCATCGCGCTGTCAGCTGATCTGGCCGCCACATGGTTTGAGCAGTCTGAGCCGGCGTCCCGGTACATCGCCGTAACGGCCCCTCCGCCGCCCACAGAACGCTTCCACGAGTCCGCTTTGTGGGCGCTAAGGGGATTGGGTACCGAGGGTCTCGACAGGCTCCAGGGAGTCGCTCAGAGGGCCATTTTCGACGGGGCCCGGGACACCACGCTCATCAACGTGGAGCGGACCAACTCCCGCTGGGCCCGTTACGCATCGGCGAATGCCTGTGCCTTCTGCCAACTGCTGTCCACCCGCACCAAGAACCTCTACTCCAGCGAGGAGGCTGCCACCCGCGTGGTCGGCCGCCGAGGATCTCGCAAAGTGGGGGACAAGTACCACGACCACTGCCACTGTGTAGCGGTCGAGGTGCGGGAAGGTCAGACCTACGAACTCCCTCCTCACGCCGAACAGTTTGAGGAGACCTACAAGTCAGCCCTGGACGCCATTCCTGATGGCACCGAGGACTACGCGCAAGCTCTGCTGTCGCAATGGCGGCAGATCAGTGGCGCTCGCTAAGCGCCTTACATACCTGACCGCATCCGTGGTCGCCCACTGTGCCGGAACGGCCCAGTCCATTCACCCAACCCGAAACGGGAGCAACAACATTGCCTGAAGAGCAGACGGAAGCTGTAGAAGCCGAAACGGCCGAGCAGACCACCGAAGCGACTGAAACCACCGAGGTCACCGAAACCGCCGAAACGGAGGAGACGGAAGACGCCGAGGTGAAGCCGACCGAGACTGTCGAGTTTTGGAAGGCGCAGGCGCGGAAGCAAGAAGAGCGCGCAAAGGCCAACGCAGCGGCAGCCAAAGAGCTAGCCGAACTGAAGGCCGCGCAAGCCTCTAAAGAGGAGCAGGACACCGAGGAGAGGGCCACCTTCGAGCGTGAGCGCGACGAAGCCAAGGCCGAAGCCCTGAAGTGGCGCGTCGCCGCCAAGCATGGCATCTCCGAGGAAGACGCCGAATTGTTCCTCACCGGTACTGATGAAGACGCCCTGACCAAGCAGGCCCAGCGATTCAACGTCCTGGTGCCGAAGACGCCTGGCAAGGGAAATGTCGTTCCCGGAGCGGGAAATCAGCCGGATAAGCCTCCGTCACTCCAGGAACAGATCCGCCTCGCTGAGCAGTCCGGGGACAAGGCTCTCGCCGCATCTCTCAAGGCGCAGCAGCTCTTCGAGATCGCCCAGCAGCAGTAATTCAACCCGCGCATTAAGCGCGCCCGAAAGGACTAAACATGGCCGGTATCACCGGACAGGGCAACACCTACAACCTGCCCAACTACGTCGGAGAACTGTTCTCCGCGTCTCCCGAGGACACCCCGTTCCTCTCCGCCATCGGTGGCCTGACTGGCGGCGAATCCGCCAACAGCACCGTGTTCACGTGGCAGTCGTACGACCTGCGTGACGCCGAGGACGATCGTCAGGCGCTTGAGGGTGCCGCCGCCCCGGACGCCGAGGCGCGTGTCCGCGTCAACGGCTCGAACGTCGTTGAGATCCACCACGAGGCCGTTGAGGTCAGCTACACCAAGCGTGCCGCGACCGGCCTGTACGCCGCGACTGGCACCGGCGTGAACCCGGTGCAGGACGAGCTGGGCTGGCAGCTGACCCAGGCGTTCAAGCAGATCGCCCGCGACGTCGAGAAGTCGTTCATCACCGGCACCTACAACCTGCCTGCGAACAACAGCACCGCTCGCCGCACCCGCGGCCTGCTGGAAGCCATTTCGACCAACGTGGTGGATCTGGACAGCGAGGCCCTGTCGGCCGACGACGTGCTCGACCTGATGCAGACCGTGTGGGAAGCCGGTGGCATCCAGGAAGGCGAGACCCGCACCCTGATCTGCGGCGCGTCGGTCAAGCGCCAGCTGAGCAAGCTGTTCATCACGGACAAGAACTACCGTGAGGAAGCCCGCAACCTCGGTGGCGTCGCCGTCGAGACCATCATGACCGACTTCGGTCGCGTCAACGTGATGCTCGATCGTTACGTCCCGGCCACCGACCTGGTCGTCGTGTCGCTCGAGGAATGCGCTCCCGTGTTCCTGGCGCACCCGGAGAAGGGCCACTTCTTCGCCGAGCCGCTCGCCAAGACCGGCGCTGCGGACCGCGTCCAGATCTACGGCGAGATCGGCCTGAAGTACGGCAACGAGCGCAAGCACGGCCGCATCAAGGAAATCGGCGTCGCCGGTAGCTAACACTAGGAGCCATTCGTGACCGTCACTCTCACTGTCGATGACCTGACGCCTTTCGCGCCAGACATCGACGAATCCAAGGCCGAACTCATGATTGAGGACGCTATGGCCTTGGCGGCACGAGTGGCACCCTGCATCAACGACGAGGACTTCGCGTACCCGGGAGCTGCGAAAGCTGTTCTCCGGGGCGCGATCCTGCGTTGGAATGAGCAGGGCACTGGTGCCGGCCCCGCGCTGGTCGCGGGCATTTTCCAGCAGACCCCCAACTCTCAGCCGAGGCGGAACCTGTTCTACCCGTCTGAGATTGCGGAGTTGCAGTCGATGTGCGGCGGTGGTCGCGGTAAGGCTTTCGCGATCGACACATTTCCTCCGGTGGAGGATGAATGACCTTTCCGACCCCTTTCACGGTCGGGCATGCGAAGTTCACTGGTACAGGCATAGACAACCTCGGCAATGACGTCGAGACCTGGGCCTCGCCAGTGGACGTGGCGGTGATCGGCTGGCATGCGAGCTTCCTCGAAACGCTGGCCGGTCACACCTCACAGGTGGAGTCGGACATCGACCTGATGATCCCGCCCACCTTGACGGTGTCCGTCCAGGACCGATTCTCCCTGCCCGGCTACAACCACCTGTTCGAGGTGGTGGCCATCGAGGACTACAACCACGGCTTCCACCAATGGAAACCGGGCTCGGTGGTCAAGCTGAAGAAGGTGACTGGCTAATGGCGAAATCCAAGATCACGTTCAACAAGGCGGCTTGGAACGCCCTCGCCAAGGAGGTTGTCGAGACCGAAGGCGTCAGGCGCATGAAACGTGTTGCCGACGCCTGCAACGGCAACGTCGAGGAAGACGGGTACAAGGTGAGCGTCGAGGGCGACGAACCGCTGAACAAGCGGGACTATCGCGCCACGGTCATCACGTCCGACTACGAGTCGATGCGGGACAACGCTGAGCACAACCGTCTGGTCTCCGAATTCCACCAGGCCGGAGGCGACTGATGCCCATTCCCTACGCCCCCAAGGTCGTTAGGGAGTACCTCGCGTCGGTTCTGCCTGCGGATGTGCGGGTCGCCACCAAGGTGCCCGCCAATCGTCCCGCGAAGCTGGTGACCATCACCACCGTCCCGACAGGCGACTCCAACAACCTTGTCCTCTCGCCGCGCCGCCTGATTATCCAGGTGTGGCACGCCGACGAGGAGACCGCTGGCGAGCTGGCCGAAACGGTCTGCGCCCACATGCGAAACGCACGATTCATCCCCGGCAATGGAATACGCAACGTAACCATCGTCGGCACACCAGGTCGGTTTGACGCCCCTAACGACCCCACGCCTCGTTTCCAAATGACCGTGGACGTCCTTCTGCGCTCTGCCTAAAGACCTCCCAAACCCTTTCAGGCCCTGGCTGCAACTTGTGCCCGGAAAGGGGCCCTAAATGGCGTCTGACGTCAGCAATGTTTACGCGGCCGAACCGCTCGCGACCGGCTCTGCCCTGGTTGCGCCGCTCGGCACCACCCTGCCCACCTCTGCCACCGATGCCCTGGACGAAGACTTCGTCGATCTCGGCTACGTCGGCGAGGACGGCTTCACCGAGACCATGGAGCGCACGACCGAAGAGAAGAAGTCCTTCGGTGGCGACACGGTCAAGGTTCTCCAGACCGAATACAACCACAGCTTCAGCTTCGTTCTGCTTGAGTCCACGAATGCTGATGTGCTGAAGGCCGTTTACGGCGCTTCGAACGTCGAGGTCGCCCCGGCCAACGGCGTGCACGGCACGCAGATCTCGATCAAGAAGAACAGCAAGAAGCTGCCGCACATGTCGTGGGTGATCGACACCCAGGACTCGGAGCTGGGCGCTCGCTACCGCACCGTGATCCCCGATGGGCAGATCACCGAGGTTGGCGACGTCACCATCGTTCACTCGGACACCATCTCGTACGAGGTGACGGTCAAGTGCTTCAAGAACGACGCCGGTGACTACGTCTACACCTACACCGATGACGGCGTTCTCGGCTCCTAAGTAAGCCCCGGCGGGGGATGTTCTCTACACGCAGCCAGGGCCGCATCCCCCGCCGGCCACACTGGCTGCCCCCAAATCTGAAGGGTCGCATGTTCGTTTACAGATTCGAACACGACGGCACCCAGCACTCTGTTGAGCTAAAGCCGTTCGACCAGATCCCCATGGAAGCGCTCGTCAACGATCAGCTGGCGATGCTGGAGTGGGCCATGACGCCGGAGGGCATCGCCCTCATGGACGTCCTCCCCACCCGTGTGGTGAAGGGACTCATCAAAGAGTGGCAGAAGGAAATCGGCCTCAGCGAGGTCCTCGGTCTCGTGGACCTGATCTCGAATCACAAGGATGCCCTCGCGGCCGACCTGATTAACGCGGGAATGCGTCTGCGGGACTTCCCGTCCGAACGGCACACCTGGTACGACCTGAAGGTCTTTGTGAGGCACCTGGACCGCGATTCCGCGCTGTTCCGGGAGATGTACCCCGACAAGGCTGACTGGACGATGACCAACCGCCTTCTGGCCATGGTCGTCAACTGTCTGCGGTTGATGATGTGGTTCAAGACGAAGGACGGCCAGAAGGGGCGGAAGCGCCCGCCCATGATCGGCCCCGACTGGGCCGAGAAGAACACGAAGCGTCCCGGCTCCGACTGCAAACCGACGCCGATCTCACAGATCAAGAAGCCCGAGATCGCGAAGCCGGAGGGGCGCATGAGAAAGCTCAGAAATCTCTTCAAGTAAAGGCTGCAAATGAGTTTCAAGTACACCGTCCAGATCCCGAATGAAGACGGCGAAGGCGTCGAGGACGTCGAACTGGTTTTCAAAGACATTAAGGATCTGCCGGTCGGCATCATCCGCCGCCACCGCCGCGACGTCGAGGCCCAGATGTGGGCCACCTTCGAGTGGGGCCTCTCGCCCGAACACCTGGAGCTGTTCGACCGCATGCCCGCGAGCGGTTTCCGCGACGTTCTGAAGGCCTGGCAAGAGTCGGAAGACGCCGAAGACGAATAACCCAACACCTGGCCTTAGCCGGGGAGGAGTCCAGTAGTGTCAACCGAACTCGCCTCGGGTTACATCTCCCTATCCGTCAAGTATGGCGACGCGATGGAGCAGATCACCAAAGATCTGCTTGGTCTCGACAAGACCGCCAAGCGTGCCGGTGATGATGCGGGGAAGTCCCTCAACAAGTCCCTGAGCAAGTCCATGAAGGTGGACTCCGGGGACGCCAAGCGCGGCCTGTCCGGTATCACCAACGCGGCCGACGACACCGGCAAGAAGGCTGGCAAGAGGCTCGGCTCCGGCATGCTGGACGGGGCCAAGACGCAGTTCAAGTCCGGAGCCAGCAAGATCACTGGCGGCCTCGGCTCTGCCGGAACCGATGCGGCACAGAACTTCCTGGACGGCTTCGGTGGCCCGATCGGCAAGATCGGCAGCAAGGCTGGGCCCATCGGTCTGGCCTTGACCGCCGCGGTCGGCCTCGGCTTCAGCGCTGGTGCTCTGATCGCCAAGCAGGTCTTCGCGGGCATGGAGAAGGAGCAGCAGCAGGCGAACTTCGCCGCCAAGCTCGGCCTCACCCCGGAGCAGGCTGCACCGCTCGCCAAGGGCGCTGGAAAGGCCTACGCCAACAACTTCGGCGAGAGCATCGCCGACAACATGACTACTGCCGAGCAGGCCGTTCAGGGCGGTCTACTGAGGGCCACGGCCTCGGCCGAAGAGAGTCAGAGGGTCATCGAGGGCGTCAACACCGTCTCTCAGGTGACGGGTGCCGACAGCCAGGAGATCATCCGGGCTACCGGCCAGCTGCTGCGTACCGGGCTCGTGAAGGACTACGACGAGGCGTTCGACCTCATCGTCAAGTCTCAGCAGAAGGGCCTGAACAAGTCGGAGGATTTGTTCGACACCATCAACGAGTACGGCACCCAGTGGCGCAAGCTCGGCCTCGACGGCGAAGAAGCCATGGGCCTCATCAACCAGGCCGTCCAGAACGGTGCCCGTGACTCCGACGTTGCAGCCGACGCCATCAAGGAATTCTCCATCCGGGCCATCGACGGCTCGAAGACCACCACTGAGGCATACGAGGCGCTCGGCCTGAACGCCGAGGAGATGGCGCAGAACTTCGCCAAGGGCGGAGATGACGCCAAGCGCTCCTTCGGCCAGGTGCTCGACAGCCTCCGCAAAATCGAAGATCCGGTCAAGCGCAACGCCATTGCCGTGGCACTGTTCGGCACGCAAGCCGAAGACCTCGGTGACGCACTCAACCACATGGACCTCGACACCGCCACGGCGGAAATGGAGGGGCTCGAAGGGGCAACCCAGCGGGCTGCCGACACCATGGGCGGAACGGCCGCAGGTTCTTTCGAGTCTGCGAAGCGCACCATTGAGGTCGCAGTCGGGGACATGCAGAAGCAGCTCGCCGACGTGCTGGCCCCGACCCTCCAGAAGTTCGCTGACTGGTTTGTCGCTCACGAGGATGACGTCGTCAACTTCTTCACGAAGGTCGGCCAGGGTGCCCTGTGGGCCGTGGAATCGGTGGTTCGCTTCGTCGGTGACGTGATCGACGCTGTCGCCGACCTTGTTGGCGCCTTCGGTGATGTCCAGGGTTGGGTTCTCAAGTTCCAGGCGTGGCAGGCGGATCTCCGTGGCGACCATGAGACCGCCAACGAGTTTCGCGCTCAGGCGGAGGAGGCCTTCGGCCTTGGCGAGAGTCTGCACAAGACCGCCGCCGAGTGGAAGGGGTATGCCGACGGTCTCGCCGAATCCCGCGAAGAGATGGGCAAGAACCAGGAGCAGGCGCAGAAGGTCAGCGAGGCCCTCAAGGTCCTCAAGAACGATCTCGTCACACTGCCCGATGGCAAGACCATTGTCCTCAAGGACAACTCTGAAGAGACCAAGAGGCGCATGGAGGAACTCGGCTTCGCGGTCGAGCGCCTCCCCGATGGCAACCTCACGATCCGTGTGGCCTACAAGGACCAGAACGGCAACAACATTGACCCGGGCCAGCTGGGAGTCTCTCAGAGGCAGCAGTCGGCTGCGCAGGGCAACGAGGGCCCCCGTGGCGCATACGCCAGTGGTGGCGTCGTCCGTGGCCCGGGTACCGGCACATCGGACTCGATTCTGGCCTGGCTCTCCAACGGCGAGGGCGTTGTTACCGCCAAGGCGATGCGTAATGGTGGCGCGGCCCTCGTCGCGGCGCTAAACGCTGGCTGGACCCCTCCGGCCGAGATGCTGCACGGCATGATCCCCGGTTTCGCCGAGGGTCTAAGTCCCGGTGCGGATTTCCTGCGCTCAACAGTGTTGCGCATGTGGCCGCAGATCACCACGATCGGCGGCCGGCGCTCCGAGGATGGCTACGGCGAGCACTCGTCGGGCAACGCTTTGGACATCATGATCCCGGGCTACCAGGGGGCCGAGGGTGTCGCTCTCGGCAACTCGATCCTGGCCTTCCTCCAGAAGAACGCCTCGGCGCTCGGCGTGGACGGAATCATCTGGCGGCAGACGTCTTACGGCTACGGCGGGTCACTAACCTCCGGCAAGCAGATGTCCGATCGCGGCAGCGACACCCAGAACCACATGGACCACGTCCACGTCATCCTGGGCAAGGGCCGTGGCGTCGGCGCTGAGCCGGTGCAGGCCCCCTCCGTGGCGCTCTCCGCGCCTGGCAGCGTGTCTCCCTCTGGCAACGGCAGTGTGAAGCTGCGCGAGGCCAGCGACAAGGTCACCGACCTGGAGAGCCGCGTCAGCGTTGCTGAGCAAGAGCTGTCGGAGATCGAAAGCGATCCCAAAGCCAAGGAAAGCGCCAAGCAAAAGAAGCGCAACGAGGTTGAGAAGCTCAAGCGAGATCTTCAGCAGGCCAAGGACGACAAGGCCACGCTCGAACAAGAACTCGCCAACGGCGACGGCGAAAGCGGCGGCGGCAGGAACTCTGGCGACGACCCGTTCTCGAAGATCACCGATGGCCTGAGCGATTTGGCAGACCTCGCCATGGGCGGCATCAAGGAAACTCTTCTCCCGGAGGGTTTCTCCGATCCGACCCAGTGGGGGATTCTCCAGGCCGCCTCCGGCATCTTCGGCTTCGCCAGTGGGCTGGTTCAGGACCCGGGCGCACGCGCTGCACTCGGCGCGGTCTCTGCGGGCCTCGGCGGTGACGCCGGGGGAGTGGTGGACGCTCTCGGAACCTTGATTCCTCGGCCGTTCGAAGCTGGCACGACAACCGATGTGGGCCCTGCGCCTTTCGAGCCGCTGAACCTGGCTCCCGGGTCAAGCGCTCCGACCGCAGTCGAGCCTGCCGCGCATCAGGGCAACGGCCAGCAGCCGGGTCCTACGACGAACATCAACCAGAACATCGTGGACCCGAAGAACGCGACCGACGCCATCAAGGCCACTCAGACCAATGGCTTTCGCAATAACTTCGGGACGGCAAGGGTTTAAGCATTGGTTAACTACAGTCTGCATGGTCCGCCGGACACAGACTTCTACGGGTTGCCGGATTACCTCCGGGCGACCACCACGAAGATCGTCTATGTCGGCGTACCGCATCCGACAACCAAGGAGCGCTACAGGTTCACGCTGAGCGGCACGGGGGCAGGTAAGGAAGGTCTGATCCTTGCCCCCGTGCTCTCGGGCATGATGCACGTTCCCTTTGAGCAACTGATGTCTGAAGGTCCCTACACGGTCGGGGCGATCCCCGAGCGCACGGACTGGAAAAAGCGCGTCATCAACATGGCCGTCCAGGTGAACCCGGACATCGCTCCTCACATCTCCGGAAACTCCGGCCGCCTGGTCGATACCCCGTTCCGCTACCGCGTCCTGGAGGACCGTTGGTGGGGCTCGTGGTCGGCCACAGAGGACGGCTATCTGGGCGTCTGGACGCGCACCACAGGGTGGCGCTGGCTCCGGGTGCGCCTGGCCTCCGATCCCAAGACAGCGTTCCAACTGGACCCCACTGCGCATGGGAACAATTTCATGGAGTGGGAGATGGAGATCGTTGCGACCCAGCCGTACTGGGCCAAGCGCATGGAGTTCGCCACCTGGAACAACAACGCTGACACCTCCACCGTGTGGGACAAGATCGAGGATCTGCTCAACGAGTTCATCCCCGGTCTCGACGTCGGCGAGGGTGCCATCAAGATTGCCAACCGCGGCGATCAGTGGGCGTATCCGAAGTTCATCGTGTCGAGCCCCGGTAAGGCGTGGATCAAGGAAGGCGACCACTGGGTGGAGCTTCCGCTCCTCACCCCGAAGGACGGCTACGTCCTGGTCGATACCGACCCCAACGCCCGGACGCTGACGGCCTCCACCGATCCGGTGGACCCGCTGCTGTTCCGCATCCTGCGCAACTCCCAGTTCGCGGATCTCATCCTGCACGACCTCCTGGCCACTGGCCTGCCGGTGTGGCGGCGCATGAAGGGTTCGTTCTCCGAGGCTTCGAAGATCCCCCCCAAGACGCTCACCACCCTGCACGTCCGCCATTCAAATGCCAACGGCTCGATCACCGCGATCATGCCGCAGCGCTACGCAATGGCTTACTGATTCGAGGTATCCCTAAATGAAGGCTCTGATTATTCGATGAGCTGGTCGGTCGATTTGACCGACTTCACCGACCTTAACAGGTTGCTTGACCGGGTTATTGCGGATACGCAAGCCCCGACTGTTGGCGACCCTCTGGAAGCTTATCGCTATCTAGAGGGTCGTCGGCGGATGTATGCCGAACAAGCCCACCAGCGCCCGCTTCTGCGGCTGTGGGACAAAAACATGCAGTATGTCGGCACCATTGCTCAAGAGAAGTCGTGTCGCGTTGAAGAACTAATGACGGACTCTGGCACTGCCAATGTCGTGATTCGTCGCGATAACTGGCTGTCGGATTTCATTCTGTACGATCGCCGCGCCGAAGAAGACCTCCATTTCACCCTCGACCCTGATCCGCTCAATAGGTCATGGCGAACCAGGTGGGGCGGAAAGATCACGGCGGTTAGCGCGAAACGTACAGCCGCAGGTCTCCATGAAGTGGAATTGGAGGCCATCCACAACCGAGAGCACCTGAAGCATATTCTCGGCGGCGCCAACCCTATCTTCCCTCCGGAAATTCAGTTTCCGAAGATGTTCCTGCTCCCGTGGAACTGCCGGACAGCCGTTTCGATGATGCTTTTCATCAACTTGGCGCGGCAATTCTTCCCGTTGCTGTCCATTCCCACCAACATATTCAACCCTGGCGCATGGCTGGGTGTTGCAGGCATTGTTGGCGGGCTCGATCCGCTGGCCTGGCCAATTCAGGTGCAATTCCTGAACCCGCTATTCGACCAGTCCCGGACCGAGATTCTGACGGCCCGCTGGAACGACATGCACACCATCACCGCGGAAGCCCTCGAGGACGCCGGGTGCATGGTCCGCGCCTACACGTGGCTCACCGAGGACAAGGACTCCCCACACCCCGAGCTCCACCTGGGGCTCAAGGACGCCCCGGTGGTGGGCCCGGTGCTCCGGAAGATCTCCGAGACCACCGGCCTGCCCACTGACCTGGACGAACTCGCTCGCCCGCATCGCAACTGCGTGATCCTGGCGGTGGAGGACAAGTCGGGCGTCACCGGCCCCACGGGCACCCTGCTGGACGGTCCGATCAACCTGATCGCCTCCACGGCCGACGACCTCATCACCGAGACCTTGGCCAGTGTCCTAGACCTCGACAAGGACAACGACGGCGAGACCGATCCGCTGATTCGTAAATGGCTGGGCGTCGCTCCTAAACCGCCTTGGGTGGTTTTCAAGGACGGCCAGTATTCGCAGATCATTGAATCGCAGCGCACAATGCACGGCGCTACTGCGAAGACAATTATGATCGGCGGTAAATCACCGTCCTGGGTTAACCAGCTCCAAACATTCGCCATCAAGTATGGCCTGTCGCAATTATCCTCGCTCATTCAATATGTGGCCGCCGGCGGCCTTGCTGCATATCAGGGCGCGGTCCAGGTTCCGGGCACTCCGGGCTTGGAGGAAATTTACCAGGGCCAATTGGATGACACGCTTTTGGCTTGGCAGCGGTTTACCGATCCGGTGCGTGCTCTGCGAATGGGTGACTTCGGATTCTTGGAGCATTTCGAGACCGGTGGCGGTGGTACCGCATATACCGTTTCGGGTGTCATGAATTTGCGAAGTGGGCATTGGAAGACCCGTGCCTACACGTCGTTCAAGACGTCCGTCTCGAACCTTGCGGGACCGTATTACCTGGACGTGGATTACACCCTGGGGGACCGACTCGGTTTCCAGATGGGAAATGTTATCCACGTCGATCAGCTGTACGGGTATCGCCGGTACTACGACGAGAACACGCCAATGACAATCGAGCTCACCATTGGCAACGACGCAGAGGAACAAGACCCATTCGCCCGCGGCATGAGAGTGCTGCAAGGCGCGTGGAACATGATCGGGGCGATTCTAGGGTCACAGGACCTATTTTGACCCCCTAAACGAGCGAGGGCCCGGGAAGCAGTTCCCCTTTCCCGGGCCCTCCGCCATGGATAGATAAAGGCTGCAAATGGGCTTCATTGATTTCACCAAGACCGACGCCGCCCAGCAGTTGTTCGCCGAGCAGAACGACGACGCGGCGCGCAAGCAGGAAATGGCTGCGGCACTCGCCGACTTCATCAAAGACTGCCATTACCCCGTGGCGAAGGACGGCTCCATTATGGACGCCTCCTACTTCGTGGCCATCGTCGGTTACCACATGGTCCGCTGCGGCTGGCGTCGCGCGGCCGACCCCGTCATCAAGAAACGCAAAGTCCTCGGCCCCGGCGTTATCGAAGACGCCGTGGAATGGGTCGGAGTTGACGAGCCGGATGACGAATTGGCGAATCTCGCCACCATGACATTGCAGGAAGTCGCTGCACTTTCCCCCGCCGCCAAGGCGGAGGCCATTCGCCGAATGGGTGGCGAATACGACCACGATCTCCCGGAGCCCGAAGTCGCCTGGCAGGTCACTCCCAATATCACCATCACCGACGTTCCTAGCGCCGAAGATTTCTAATGGAGAGGCTTAAATGACCCAACCTGGTGACAGCGTTTACCTGGGCTCCGTCCTGACCAATATGCACTTCTGGGGATACGTTTCCGACCTGGACGTCCCCGCAGGCGTGACGGGCACCTTCGAGGTGGCGCAGAACGACGGCGCGATCACGCTCGACGCTCTGGTCGGCCCGCAGGGTGTGCCCGGTGAGAACGCCCCCATCGTCAAGATGCAGTACCAAAGCTCCATTGACGACCCGGACGACCTGCCCGACAACCTGACCGACGATCCGGCCGACATCGGCAAAGCCTGGTGGGTGGGCAACATCGTCTACCTGTGGGACGGGGAGCACTACGTCCCCAAGCAGATGGGTACGCAGGGCCCTCCGGGACCCGTGCCGAACATAACCCCCTCGGTGCAGCTGCTGGACCCTGACGACGACGACCTCTCCTCGGAGATCGTGGTCTCGGGTACCGCGACCAACCCGGGCTGGCTGCTGAAGCTGAAGTGCCCCAAGGGTCCTAAAGGCGACAACGCCACCATCCGCGACGCCACCGACTACGACGATTCGACCCCGCCGGCCACTGGCCAGGTGATCGCGTGGAACGGCACGGACTACGCACCGCGTGACTTCAACCCGCTGGCGACGAAGATCTACTCGATCCCCGAGGCGGCCTTCACGAACTTCACCGGCCTCTCGACGCGACAGACAATCGCCACCTTCGAGGTTCCCCCGCAGGAGTTCGACTGGCAGCCGATCGTGTTCGGTCACGTCAAGGCGCACGGTATCGAGCTGGACTCTGATCCATTCATTATCGGTATGGAAGTCCGTATCGGTGATGCAACATCTGGTGAATTGATCGGCCGCGGCTTCGGCAACAACTCGTCCTGGACGACTGTCGTTCCCCACTACTCGACCCCCGGATCGCCGACTCGAGCGGTCACCCCGGATAACGGCGTCGGTGTTGTCCCCGCTTATCACTCGGGCACGGCCGGGACGATTTACGTCAACCTTTACAACGACGGCCTGACCGGCATTTATCAGTTCAATAAGACGAATGCACAGCTGACCATCATGGTGGTGCCTGTGTCGCCGGTGGTGGAAGCAGGTAGCTAATGCCGAGAGCGTTCGATCGCCTCACCCCGATTGCGGATATGGACCCCACAAAGGGGTTCGAATTCGATCCTGGTCGCTTTGCGATCCAATTGGGCGATGTATGGGGGCTGGTATTCCGTGCCCTTATGGAGGGCATCGAGAACTCGTTCAAGGCCATTCTCCGGGCCCTGTTGCCTTTCGCGGAGAACTTCGAGGAATTGGCCTTCGATGATCTGATCCCCCTCCTGGGGGCGTTCATCTCAGGCCTTCCTTTGGTGGAAGATGTCGTCGCCACCATCAAAAGCATTTTGTCGCACATCTTCGGTGGCATCGACCTCACCGACCTGCCGTCTCCCGAGGAGATCTGGCGAGCGGCGATCAACACGGTCATCGCGCCGTTCAACCTGCTGCTGGGGCCGAACTCCCCGCTGAACCTGGCCAACGCCGTGGGATGGCTCACGCACATCGACCTCGGCAGCATCGGGCGGTTCTCGCCCAACCTGCTGCACGGTGGCGACTTCAACGACGGCACCATTGACGAGGGCACGGGCTTCACCCGGGAGGACGGCGGCATCGTCGCCGTCACGGCCGATGGGTCGGACTTCCTGCTGACCTCGGAAGTGATCCGGGTGAGCAAAGACCAGGTCATCTCGGCCGGGGCCTCCGCCCGCTTCGCCGACGCGCTCAGCACTGGCGACGCCATCGCCGTGGAGCTGGTGGCCGTGGTCGCCGACGTCGATGACGACGAGGTATGGGTCCCGGTCTCTACGGAGACGCTGGGCACCCTGGAGCCTGACGGAACCTCCGGGACCTGGACGGTCCTGGAGGACGAGTACACGGTCCCCGAGGGCGTGGATGGCGTAGCGCTTCAGCTGCACGTCACCCCGGACATGACCTCCGGCACGGCACGATTCAAGTCAGCGTTCATCAAGAAGACGCAGCGCCTGCCGATCCCGTTCGTGGATCAGCTTCAGACGGTGCTGGACGCTGCCGCCTCGGTGGTGCAGGGGATTATCGACCGGATCATCAATGCCTTCAACAACCTCGGCGAGCTGGTTGACATCAACCTCGACGTCGGTGGCGTTCTGGACGCGATCTTCGGCATCTTCGATGTGGGCCTCGGCGCACGGTCGCAGACCTCGGCTCTGGCCGCCCGCATCCGTGCCCTGGAGTCGGCCGCCAACTCGATCGTCCTGGACTTCGAGGGACCCTCGACCACGAGCATGCCCGGCTGGACCATCACGTCCAGTGGTGGTGGGGCAGGGGCTATGGGGCCCAACGGCAAAGGCAACCTGATGTGGCATCCCAGCGGCTTCGGTAACCGCACCCAGATCGGCCGCTACGACGGTGGCGCACTGAGTGTGGACAACGGCCGCATGGAGTGGATTCTGGCCACCAGCCCGCAGTCCTACGTCTTCGATGACGCCTACACCTACATCTGCTTCCGCATGAAGGACTCTTCGAACTACATGCGGGTGCGCAGTGGCTACAACGGGATTCGCATCCAGTCGGTGGTCTCAGGTGTGGTGACGAACGTCGGGTCGGGCTGGGAAGGTAACCCCAAGGCGGGTGACGCTTTCGTGCTGGAGTTCGGCGAGGCCGGGGACTCCGCCCACCGACACTTCGTGCTGTACCGCAACGGCGCTCCGATCATCGACACCGAAGACGAGACGTCCCCGTACGGCGCGGACTACCGCCGCATCGGCGCAGGAATGGAGACCGGCAACCGTCTGGTCATCACCCAGAACATACCGGCAGGGCTCGGCGTCCTGACCGCTTCGGAGGTTTTGTGAGCGTTCTAGATTCAGGGCCCGTCGAACTCGACGGCCCGCAGACAATGCTGGCGGTTCTGACCGAACTCGTCGGCGACGATGCCACCAACTGGCGTGGCCAGATCGACGTGTGGGACACCGGCAACGGTGCCACCTGGCGCGTGGAACTCAACGACGACAAGGGCAACCGCGTCTCGGCCGTGCAGGGCCAGTATCTGGTCTTGACTTACGGGCGACTGCTGGTCCTGGACGCCAATGAGGTCTGATGTCATGGTCATCGGAGCTGCCCTCCCGGCCTAACCTTTCAGGGATCGGCTGGTACGCAGGGCTCCCGGCTCGCCGTATCGTCCAGTCCTACCACGTGGTGTGGACGTCCGACAGGGCGCAGGCCAGCATCCCGCGAGCACTGGCCACAGCCGCCCTCGTCGGGCCTGGCATCGCGTCGTCGGCCACGGTCTACATGCCTGCTTCGGGCGACAGCTTCCCGCACGAATTCCCTTGGGAGTTCGTCACGGAGCGTGGTTCCATGCTCGCCAAGGCGTCGATGTTCGCGCCGGCGGTTGGCATTGGCCCGAACGCCTACCAGGTTCCCCTCATCGGTGCTGCGGCCGAGATGTACGCACCCAGCATCGAATACAGCATCGTCATCCACATGCCCGATGCTGCGGGCTTTCCTCACCAGTTCCCCTGGGAGATGCTCAAGGCGCAAGGCTCGATGGGCGCCAGGGGCGAGATCATGGTCCCCGGCGCTACGGCGGACGCCATCCTGACCGCAGCTGTCATGGCGGCCGAGGGCGACAACCCGACCCCGGAGATCATGTCCGGGGCGAAGATCGCGGCCGAGATCATGGAAGCCGTAGCCGGGATGGAGATCCCGGACATCTCGCACACCAGCCAGGAAGACGCTCACGCAGACGTTCCGACCATGGCCGCCTCGGCGGAGAGTGTCGGGCTGGCGTACCAGTTCCCTTGGGTCTTCCTGCCGAACAGCGGTATGCACAAGCCCAAGATCGAACTGATCTGGCCCGCAGACGCTGTGACGTCCGCGGCGGGCGGTGAGATGGCCTCTCCGGGCATCAGTGTCAGCTATGCGGCGCAGGTACCCACCGCGCTCGCCAGTGGCGTTCTCGTCGCTCCTGGGGTCACTTCCGGGGCGTCTGACACGGCGTCCAGCGCAGGCGGTGAGGCGGAGGTTATCGCCCCCACCGTCATCTGGGAGCAGCCGCCCGTCTTGACCACCTTCAATGACAGTGGCTCGTTCGACGTCTCCGCGGTGCGGGGTTGGGCAACCCACCTTGTTCTGGTTGGTGTTGGTGGCGGCGAGGCTGGCGAGAACGGCCAGTTCCTCACGATCGGTGACGGCGGCGACCACGGCGACTGGAATGACCGGATCATTGCTCTCGCTGACTATCCCAGCTTGACGAGCATCACGGTCACGGTCGGTAACGGCGGCGCATCCAACGGTGCCAACGGCCAGGCAACCACGTTCACAGGCAACGGCTCCATGCCGTCGCTGTCGTGCGCTGGCGGCGACGGCCTCAACCCCTCCGGAAGCGCTACGGGCCTGGGCCCCGGCAACCACGCAGTGGATGGAGACACCTACACGGGTGGCGCTGACCGCACGGGCGGCAACGGCTTGGCCGGTAACGCCCCTGGCGGTGGCGGCACTGGCGGTGGCATTCCACTCGGTTCTGGCGGTGCCGGTGCAAAAGGTCGGGCCTGGATCAAGGCCAAACGAGTCAACTAGATTTCAAGTAAGGAGATGGCCACTTGGCTATCAGCGCTCACTACTACACGAGCTTCTTCAAGTCAGCGTTCAACAAAGAGGTGGACCTCGATGAGGCCAGCAAGATCAAGCTGATGCTGTGCAACGAGGACTACTCGCCGAACCAGGACACTCACCGCTACAAGAACTCGGTGACCAACGAGGTCTCGGGTACCGGCTACACGGCTGGCGGCAAGGCCCTCACTAGCGTCACGGTTACGGTCGGCACCAAGACGATCACCATTGATGCAGACGATGTTTCGTGGACCAACGCAACGCTTGTCAGCGACAACGCACCGCGCTACGGGGTCCTCTACTACGACACGGGCACGAGCTCGACGTCGCCCCTGATCGGCTACATCGACTTCGGCGACTCCACCTACGCGCCCAACGGCGGCACGCTGTCGATCGCGTGGAACTCGGCCGGTATTGCGACGGTGACGGTCTCTTGAGAATTCAGTTTCAGACCGGGGTTGAGGTCGAGTTCATGGCTCCCACAATCACGGTCACGAATCCCGAGCCTGTCGAGGGGGAGTTAGATGCCACTGAAGAATGATTGGGAAGAGGGCGACTTCTTCGGGGCCGACGATCAAAACGAGGTCTCGGACGCGGTCAACGCGAATACCGAGGCCGTAGCCGACCTTGAGAGCGACAAGGCGGAGAAGTCAACGACCATCTCGGCGGGCACAGGCCTGACCGGTGGTGGCGACCTCTCGGCCAACCGCACCATCTCGGTGAACTTCGGCACCAGCTCGGGGACGGTTTGTCAGGGCAACGACACCCGCTTGTCGAATGCCCGAACCCCCACCTCTCACACGCATTCCGGCTCGGACATCACCTCCGGCACTGTGGCGTTGGCGCGTCTGGCCACCGGTCACGTCCGAGGGTCGGTCAACGGCACGGCCACCACACTCACCGTGTGGATCGGCACCGAGGCGCAGTTCGAGGCTCTCGGCTCCCTAGACAACAACACGATCTACCTGTTCACGGAGGATTAGGTGGGAATCGTCATCCGCGGCAATCCTTTGACAGGTGGCGTGTTCCGGGACAAGCCGCTGATCGGGGCCATCTACCAAGGGCAGGACCTGTTCACCGCCGGTGAGTTCGTAATCTATGTAACGGAATTCTGGGACGACAAGCTGCACGTCTGGGACGGCGAGACGCTCACCACGCTGGTTACAGACCCGGATGAAAGCGGCCCGATCGGCGAGGCCATCGGCTCGTACTTCGCCGATGTGGACGACGACGGAAACGTCTACTTCGCCCACACGTCAGGCAAGGTTTACCGCTGGGACGGCTCCTCTTTGACGGCAGTCATCACTGGTCTCGCTACCTGTAATGGCGTGGCCGTGGACAACGTAAATGGGTACGTGTACGCCACTGCTGGCAACAACATTGTCAGATGGAATGGCTCGGCTACCGCCACAGTCCTCACCGACCTGGAGAGTCCGCGCGGCCTGGCCTTCAACCCGAGTACCGGGGACCTCTTCATCGCCCTCTCCGCGGCGGACAAGGTGGTCCGCTGGAACGGCTCGACGATCACCGACGCCGTAACCGACCTCATCGCCCCCCTCGACGTGGCTGTTGACCCCGGGCGGGGCAACATTTGGGCCACATCTGTCACCGGAAGGATCTATCGCTGGGACGGTTCGGACCTCGACCTCATCATCCCCGATACCAATGGGGCGTACGGGATCTCTGTTGACCGGCGCTCAGGTGCTGCCTACATCGCATTGGACGGCGACAAGGTCGTCCGATGGGACGGCGGCGCTAGCGCTACGGATGTAATCACCACCGGCATCGACCGACCCCTGGGCGTCGCAGTCACATACCGCCGTCCCGAGTAGGAGATCCCAGTGTCCGACCATCCTTCTCGGTATCGCTTTGGTATTGAGAAGCCGATCCTCCCGGTCCTCGTGATGCTGGCCTTGCTTGCGCCGGCGCGCCTGGTGGACTGGCTCGCAAGACGTTTCGAGGAACGGCTTTACCACTTCTGATTGAAAGGGCCCCTGGTTTTCGGACTGGGGGCCCTTTTGCATTTCCCCGAAAGGATGCCCTGTTGGGATTTTTCAAGGGCCTCATCGAGACGGTCGGCGACGCCATCTGGTCCAAGCTGGAGCCGAAGATCGACCAGCGCCTCGACAACATCGAGCAGCTCGCCAAAGAGCAGCTGGACGCCTGGCGCACCGAGTCGCTACAGATGCTGTCACAGGCCTTGCCCGCCATGGCCGGTGAGGTTGCAGAGCAGACCGTCAACACCGTATTCGCACACACTCAGGTGGACGAGGCCGCCGACGCCGTCTCTGGCGTCATCACGGACATCGTCAACCGCATCCGCTTTCCCTTCCTGCGATGAGCTTCACCTGGTTTCGGCCAGAGGGCCCATTGCGCACCCGCGAGCAGATCGCCCGCGAGGTTCACGCCGTCTCCCTGGCGCGTGGACTGGACGAACTCGCCACAGTCATCGCTCTGATGACCGTCTCCACAGAGGTCGGTGCCAACGACCGCGACGGCAACCGCCAGTGGTGGTGTCCCGCCAACGACCGCGTCCCTGCCACCCGCGACTTCGAGCACGACTCAAAGAGCGACGACAACCGATCGTCGGGCTACTTCCAGCAGCAACCCGGCCCGAACGGTGAACCGTGGTGGGGGACACCTGAAAACATGATGACCCTGTCGCAGGCGGCGAACACCTTCCTCACGCGTCTCGCCGACGATTACGGCCGCGCGCAGGGCAACCCGCGTCTCGCCGGTGAGTTCGCGCAGCGCGTGCAGCAGTCCGCCTTCCCCGATCGCTACGCCGAGAAGTGGGACGAGGCCTGGACGGTCCTGCGCCGCGCCCTCTCCGGGCAAGAACCCCCCAAGGAGCATCCTGTGACCTGGACTGGTGACCCTGTATGGCTTGAGGACGTTCTGCGTCCCGCCCTCGGTGACCGCCTTCGTGTCCTCCCCGGCTGGCAGAACCGCGGCCACGGGGACTTCAAAGACATCCGTGGGGTCATGGTGCACCACACGGGTAATCGGCGCGCCACAGCCGAATCCATCCGTGACGGACGCCCCGACCTCCCGGGTCCGCTCTCCAACATCCACATCGCCACCGACGGCACCGTGACGATCGTCGCCGTGGGTGTGTGCTGGCACGCCGGGGCGGGCTCGTACCCGTGGCTGCCGACCAACAACGGCAACTGGCACATGATCGGCATCGAGTGCGCCCACGACGGCAACGAGGAGTGGCCCGCCGCTCAGATCATCGCCATGCGCGACACATGCGCAGCGCTCGCTCTGAAGCTCGGTCATCCCGCAACCCGGGTGATTGGCCACAAGGAGTACGCCGGGGCCTCACAAGGCAAATGGGACCCCGGAAACCTCGACATGTCGTGGTTCCGCGCCGAGGTCCGCAAGGACATGGAGGGCTTCGTCTTTCCCGGCGAGCATCCGCCTGTTGCACCGCCGCCCCCGGCCAAGAAGGACTTCCCGGACGGCTGGAGTGACCGCGACGTCCAAGTGGAGATCCTGCGCCAGCTCCGTGGCTTCAGCCTCAACGGCTGGGAGCAGCTCGACGGCAAGTCCCTGGTGGACTCGGTGGCCGATCTGCACCGCAAGCTGGACCTCATCATCGAGAAACTCTCGTGAGGATCGACGGCGTCTACGTCGGGCTCGGCGAGGGGGACAGCTCCGACGAGATCGCCAAGATCAAGGTGCACCTCCGCAGGAAGTACACCCCGGCCCGCCTGACGCTGGACGAGGGCCCGGTGTTCACCCCGGAACTCACCGTCGAGGTGAAGCGCTGCCAGGAGATCTTCAAGAACGAGGGCCGGATGCGGCCGGAGGAGATCATCCCCGGCGTTATCAACGTCGCCTTCAAGTACGCCTGCGGCTACCTCAAGAAAGAGGTTCTGCTGCCGCTGCACTTCTCCGTCGAGGGCCACGCGTCCAACATGTGGGTGGGGCCAGCGGCCTGGGTCGGTGAGGTGCTGCGGGCCGAAGGGCGTGCCATCCACTTCCCGACCGACTACAACCGCCACGCCATCCCGTTCGACAACGCTTCGGGTGTGCGGGAGCTGGCTCGGCGCATCGGATCGACGGTCATCCATGACCCGGGCATGCCGGAGCCGGTGAAGTTTCCCGAAGGCACCCCGTGGACGGCGAGCTGCTTCTCGCAGGGGGCCATGATCTGGTTCGACTTCTACCGGCAGTACCTCATGCCGGGGAAGCCTCTGCATTGGCGCCTGAAGGACCTTCGCGGCGTCGTCTCGTGCGGCTCCCCGGTCCGCGAGAAGGGTGTCGTGGCCTCGTGGATTCCTGACCCGCCCGGGCCCGATCGGCAGGGCATCATGGACGTCCGCATGGAGAACACCCCGTGGTGGTGGCTAGAGATCGCCCGCAAGGGTGACCGGTACACCGACAACGAATCGACGGGGGAGGTCGGCCTCTACAAGACGGCCGTCGCCAAGATCGTCACCGAGAACAAATGGACGGGCGGACCTGCTTCGATGCTGGCCCGCGTAATAGACGTCCTGACGCCGGCCGATGACCTTATTCCGATCACGATGGCGATCATTCAAATGATTATGTTCGTCGGAAACATGGGCACGCACGGCATTTACCCGTTAGATCCGGCAGTCCAGTTCCTTCGGGAGCGACTCGCCGAATAATCCGAAAGGCCACAATGCTTACCCGAGCATTCTGGGAAGATGCCCTGACTCGGGCGGCTAGGACGTTCGCTCAGAGCGCCCTGGCCACCTTGGGTACGGGGGCTATCGACCTACTCAGCGTCAATTGGGAGGGTGTCCTCTCCATCGGCGGTGGCGCGGCTGTCATCTCCATCCTCATGAGCCTGTCCAAGGTTCGGTCGAAGACTGAGGGAGAGGATGACGACCCGCCCACCGACCGCATTCCCAAAGTAGATAATCCGTGACCCAGGAGTTGCTCCACCTCATCAGCGAGCGCTGGCCGTGGCTGATCCTGGTGGGCCTCGCGATTATCGGAACACCTCACGCGATCAAATCCCTCAAGGCATTGAAAGGGTTCTTCTGGGACCCGTTTGTCGCCCACGTCCGTGGAGTGATGCCGCGTGAGGATGTGGAGGTCCGAATTGCCGACCTGGAAGAGCAGGTCAAATTCCTCGTAGAGCAGGTCGCCGATCTCCGATATCGGGACCGGATGTACTGGGCCTGGGTCCTTAAGGACCAGGAATGGCACCGGGAAACCGAACTGCTCGCCGTGGAAATGGGCTGGCCCCTCCCCAAGCATCAATCATTCGATGACTTCTACGAGCACTGGACCGAGAAGCATCCCCCACCCCGTGAAAGTGAGAATTGATCCGCCTTTACTCGAAACCCGGATGTCAGCCGTGTAAAGCAACCAAGCGTGCATTGGACAAGCTTGGGATTGAATATGAGCAGTTCGACGTGACCACCGATCCTTCGGCCGCGGAAGCCGCCGCTGGATACGGCTACACCTCGCTCCCCATCGTCGTGGTGGATGAGAACACGCACTGGGGTGGGCATTGCCCCTCCAAACTCGAAAAGCTCGCCTGATACAAAGGGCCCCCGCGCTCCCCTGAATGGGTTGTAGCGCGGGGGCCTCTTTTGGCGTGTTCTAGTAGTACTCGGAGCAGTTGTTGATGACGGCGTAGTTCATCAGGAGCAGCCAGTCGCTCTCCGAGTGACCGGGCATGCGGGCGTCGAGCCCGTCGATGATCTGGTCCCGTGTCATCCCGGCGTCCAGCTGGGCGCAGACCACATCCCACAGGTGCTTGTTGTCGGCCGGGTCGGCGTTGGCCACCGGGGCGAACATGATGGGCAGCAGCAGTAGCAGTTTCTTCATTCCGGCACCGCCTCGAAAAGAATGTTCAGCCACGAAGGACCAAGGGCGGTGACCGCCCCGGCGATCAAGCGGGCGGAGACTTCCTGCCCACCGTGGGCAACCCGGTGCATCGTGGCCGGGTCCACACCCAGGCGCTTAGCAATCTTGCGGTCAGAACCGTGCAGCTCTTTGAGCGCTGCATAGCCCTCGGGGCGCAACTTGAAGTAGGCCATCACGCCTGCCCCGAGTCGCGCCGCTGGGCCCACGCGATCAGCTGATCGATGTTGCTCACCCCGGCCGCACGCAACAGTTCGGCATCGGGAACCGCGTGGCGGGCCAGCAACTCAACGATGAGTTCATAGGTGCTGATGAAGTCGGTCAGCGGCGCGACCTCGTCAAGGTGGACGATGTCGGTGCAGCTCTCGCCGAACTCGTCGTACTCAACCTCGGCGCGCCCACCTTCGAGCATCCGCGTGACGCGGTACTTGGTGGCTTCGCGGAAGCCGTAGCGGTCAGCGAAAGAGCTGTCCACGACGACGGTGCCGATTTTGATGGCCATTTGCGTTCGCTCCCTTGAGGAAAGGGGTTACGCGAAACGCTGTTGCATGGATCTTGCATGGAGACTAGCGAGAAGCTCTAACTAGTATCTCTGACCTGCGAAAATGCTGGTGCGCGATACTGGGATTGAACCAGTGACCTCTTCCGTGTCAGGGAAGCGCTCTCCCGCTGAGCTAATCGCGCTGGTCGAACTTTGGAGGTGGAGACGGGAATCGAACCCGTGTGCACGGC